TGCGTTGGCGTTCCGTTCTGCCTACGCTCAACATCAGGAAATGCGTACTGGCGGCCTGATGGTGTAGTTATCTTGCGTTGTTGTATCGCTTCATTGCCTAACTTCTTGTGCCACTTAGCTATACCGTCATACTTTTGATTAAAGTGTTTATAGTATGCAGCCTCTGCTCTGCTTCTACCAAACCCACTAGCCCCGAAGAGAGGTGCAAATGTATGACCCTTTGCTACCTGTCGTGTTGTAGGTTGCCCTGCATCAGTAATAACTTTAGCTGTATAGCTATGAACATCAAACCCTGTAGCTATTTCATTCATTGCTGTCTTGTCCTGTGACAAATATGCCGCAACTCTAAACTCAAGTTGTGCGAAGTCAGCCTCTAATATTTGACCGCCTTGCCATCGAGATACAAATACTTTCTTCACAGGAAAAGTACCACCGCGTGGCATGTTCTGCATATTAGGATTACGTCCACTAAACCTACCAGTAGATGTTATATGTTGTGTTAAACCTACATGTAAGAAACCATCCTCTTTTGTGTAATTAGTTATGCCATCCACAAATGATGATAGGTATGTTGACACAGCCGACAATCGTTTTACATCTTCCAAGAATTGAATAGCTACAGTCATACGTTTTGTTTTAGCTGTAGCTATTAACATATCTAAATTACTTTTACCTGTACTAAATCCATTAGCACTTACCCAAGTTTTGTTTAGTGGGTTAAATCCTAGACCTGCGAGTTTGTTAGTCTGACTTAATTGATAGCCTCTACTTAAACAATCAGGACACTTACTAGCCTTTTTAAAGTCAGAGCCATCCTTCTTCTTTTTGTATCTGCTACCAATCCCATTACAGGTAGGACAACTAAATGCTTTTGTCTTTCTTATCAGTGTACTATTAGATGCCACTGCCTCCTTAAACTCAGCCATGTTATTAGTGTAGTCAAACAGATCAACCCAAACCTTCTTATCAATTATCTTCCTGCTAAATATAACTTGAGACACTTGCTCTGGGCTATTAAGATTAATTGGAGTGTCTCCCATAAGTTCTCGTATCTGTGTAAACAACCTGCCCTCTATGGCTGTCTTCTCTTCTTCAAACTCTTTACGAACTACTTGAAGGGTGAGTCTATCCACTCTGAATCCCGACATGTACATTCGGGTAAGGGTTTTACAGACTTTGAAGGTAATGTCTCGAACTCTATCCATTCCGTTTGACTCGCTTTTGGAGAAGCCTTCGGTAAGAGTAGTAATGAACAGTTCGGCAGTAGTGTCAATATCGCAACCAAGATAATGTGTAAGCTCTTTAAGTGGTATCTCATTAGTGTTGTATCCTTCTTTAAAGTATTTCTTTAATGTATCATCCTTCTGAAATGTTAAGTTCCGTCGTTCAGCACAAGCCAGTAAACTCAATGGCTGTTTTTGTCCTCGTTGTAGGATGTACTCAGCTAACATGGTATCGTAGATGTCACCATCATACTTGAAGCCACTAGCCCATAGCCACATCAAGTCATGCTGTGCGTTGTGCATTATTAGTAAGGTAGTCTTGTCTAGTATAGTTTGTAATAGCCTGGAATTATCACCACTTCTATCTGTATATTCAACATGATCGAACGTAAGCAAATGTCGTTCACTGGGTACATCTACATTCTTAGTACCCACTTGTACCAGAAAGTTGTTAACTTCAAACGGGTCCATATGTGTCTTGCCATTACGTTTAGTCGTTGTGTTCTCTACATCTAGCACTAACCTCATGCTGTGAACCTAGCAACTGCACCATCTAACTGGCACGTTATACGCCCATGAAAACCTGAAATTTTATTCTTAGCTATCGTCAAATGTCTCTGACTATCTTCCGACTCATCAGCTCCCTCTATTTTCCTGTTCTTAGATATGAGTATCATAAGATCAGCTTCCCCTGCCAAACCTGTTTTACTCCCTTCAATCATAGACATATCTGGGTTGACTTGGCCCTCTGCCGAAGCACTTAATTGTGTCATCCAAAACACAACACAGTTATATTGCTTTGCTATGTTTCGTGCATGAATTGCTGCATCCTTTAAATATACATCAGTCTTATCACTGGTACGTTCTGCATACTTATGCCCCATATCTAATATAACAATGTCGGGTTTATGTGATTTAACTGCCGCCTCTACCCAAGGCATTTCTTCACCTGTCCCATCTGATAAAGCAATGTTAGGTTTTACTCTATTATACAGTAAGAGGGACTTAGCTCTATTTCTTTTTCCTTCCTCTTTTTCCATGCCTGTACCTGCATTTGTGTACCTTAAACGTACCACTTTTGATGCCTCTTCATTACATAAAACTAAACACTTTGCACCCTGTTCAGCGAAGCCCCCTTCAGAGGCTATAATAGAGGCGTGGAAGCTCGTCTTACCTGTGTTAGGACGCGCACCTACTATAACAAAATGACCGCCACTGATACCCTCTACGTTGCGTCTCAGGGTAGGGATGTTAAACTTCCATTGTGTCTGTGTTTCGTTCGCTTTTAATAATGTATCTATGCTCATATCTTCAAACTCCACCTTTAGGTTGGGCGTAAAATCATCTTGGTATTGCTCAACAATCTTACGTAAAGGTTCTAAGCTACTCTGTGTACCATTAACAAAGTCAAACCCTATGTTAGCTACCTCTTCGCCCACCACCTGTTGAAACATTCTAGATATTACTTCGTTAGCTACCTGGTTATTTAATGCGCTGCTGTTAGCTATTTTACGGAATATCTTTTGGTACTGTTCTTTGTTAGATGTAGTAAGTGTCTTGTTGGTTGCGTAGAATAATGCCTCTAGGTCAGCTAATGATAATCCTTGATCATATGTTTCCATTGCATAATCAAGTGTTTGTTTTACTCTCCGGACATCTTTAGTAAATATTTTATCTGGACATCTAATACCTTTGTGTAATTCGTAGAACTCTCTGTCCATAAGAGCCTTTAATAATGATAACTCTGTCATGTAACCTTTCTTCTCCTGCCTAAGTATGCACCTTGCCTATCCCAATTAAAAAAACGCATTGGAAAAGGCCATAGATACCATTTCATTGATCGTGTTTTACCTGTATTCCAACATTCAGCAACTGCACCCCATCGTCCTTTTTGACACAGGCCCACACACGCTGCGTATGTTTTTGGTGGGTCAGGCAATAATGCTTGTAATGCCTGAGACTCTGCCTCTTCTAGCTCCCTATCTGACCACATTGTTTGTTATGCTGCTTTTCTACTGCGGTTACAACTAACACATAAACATCGAGCGTTGTCCAATGTAGTTCCTCCTCCCTTAGCCCAAGGTTCTATGTGATCAGCATCCATTTCATTTAACGTAATAGACTTATCGCATATCTGACATTTCTTTCCGGCTTTCTTCCAAACATATTCTCTTATCTCAGGAGTAAAGTTTCTTGTTTCGTCTAACTTTAACATAGCAGCACCACACTGGGAGATAAACCTATCGTACAATACTTGTACTCTATCTGATAGACTTGCTGCACTAGAGGTATGTTGCACTGATGCCATTATATATTTATCTAAATCCAAATGTTGTTGAGAGCTTTCTTCATGTTTGTACTCTGTAAGTAAGTTTTCAAAACTTTCAAGAAACATACCTATTATTAAAAATTTATGGTCACTTCTGCTCGTATACCTATTTAAAATTCTTTTAATAAATACAAAGTATGGAATAATATTTGGAGAGCTTAAATTCAAATCAACAGAGGCGCAAACATTATAATAATTGTTTAAATCTTTTTCTACTTTAGATTCTATTTTTTTAAGGGATAAAGAATCAATATTTTTGTGATCATTGACTAACTTATCTAGTTCATTAGAGCCTAACTCACATACATCAATACTGTATGTAGCTTCCACATGGTTTAGCATAAGTATTTTACATGCTATTTCTAAATGTTTCATTCTTTTTGAACTAAACTTAACGGAGTCTTTAAAAAGGACGTGCTGCGTTAGGTTTCGGGCTAAGTCTAAATAAGTTTGGCTGTCAAAACTATTTCTTATTTCCATACGATTCAATGTTGTACCACCTTGTAACCGCCTAAACATATCTAATATTTTATGTACCTCTGAAGTTTGTATTTCAACAATATCTAATGTGATATTTTTAAAATGATCTTTAAAGTTATTACTCATATCAGAATATTTCATACCCGCTAAAGGATAATCTTCCTCAGATAGTAATTCATATCCGACTGAATCCTTTCCATATTTAAAATTAACAGACAGAGCAAAAGCATCATCCATAAAAGCAAATAAACTTTCTTTAAGTCTTTGTTTTCCATCAACTAAAGAATAACTATACCCCTCTGTATCCAACGAAGCAAAAGAACTGTCGTGTAAATAAATTTTAGGTGTATCATAGCCGTTTATAAGTGAGTCAATATATAATTGTTTCTGTGATAATGCCCAACGACAAGAATCAACCTGATAAAAAGGGGATAAGTTAATAATACGTCTTTGATTGTACGTTACTGCTAAACTTTGTTTTTTTGAAATGCACTTCATTTATATATCCTTATGCTTTAACTAAATTTGCTTGTTTGTATTGTGTCCTTTTTTCGAGAGCCTGTGCT